CCTCTGGGCATCTGAGTTGGATTTCTATATCGTCCTTCTCAGATTCTACCGCCTTCAAACACCATTGTTTCAACTTCTTCTTGGACAAAAGTCCAAACTTCTTCTCTTCTAAATCGCGCGTACGAGACTCTGGAGTGTCGATTCCTAGGAGACGCACACGCTGCTTGGTGCACACGTCGAATCCCAAATTTATCACGACGTCGATCGTGTCGCCGTCGACGACCTTTTCAAGGGAGGACACATTATACTTGAAATTACACTCTTCTGTGCTGTAGCTCATTTATTACATGTACTTTTTTTTATTCACCGAAGATGAAAGAAAAGCTGTGTTTCATGTTTGTGAAAGGTTTGAATACCCAAAAGTTCCACATTTATTATATGCGATTATTTTGTTTTATAAATTTATCACTCGATGATAGATGCGCATACTGTCGATCGACATAGGATGGCACAACATGGGCTTAGCACTCGCTGTGTGTAAAAGCTCGACAGATGTTGATATCGAATATGTAAAGAAAGTCAATCTCGATGATTACAAATATATATATTCAAACGAGGTCGTTGATTTAGTACCGCTTTTCGTCGACGATCACAAATTTATTTTTGATTCCGCGGATATCATACTTATTGAACGTCAGCCTCCCAAAGGCTTTGGAAATATTCAAACGCTCATTCATTACATGTTCAAGGAACGCGTTATCCTAATAAGTCCGAATAGTCTACACGCGCATTTTGGTATGAATCATTTAGACTACGAAGAGAGAAAGGTACGGTCCGAGCAAATCGCGGCGTGGCACTTGAAGGAACCTATCCCATACGAGAGAAAACATGATATTACAGATGCGATCCTAATGATTTTATATTATAATTTTAAAACAAACGTTCACATTTTCGATAGATTTAGATTCAACCCCATTGGAAAACTATGATATTAAAGAACAAACACATTAGTTATTTAAATGATAGACATCGAAGGAATTGTTAACGAAGTATATGATTTACTGGGTCCGGGGTTTAGCGAACGAGTCTATCACAACGCCATGGAAGTGATTCTACGCGAACGAAACATTCCATACGAATCGGAACGAATCGTTCTCATTACGTTCAAAGGACACGTCGTTGGGAATCTAAGAGCCGATATGGTGATCGACAATTCATTTATTCTAGAATTCAAGACAATCAAAACCTTAAATGAGTCTGCAGAGATTCAAGGGATGAATTATCTTCGTCTGACTGGTCTTGAGAAGGCATATCTCGTGAACTTTCCTCCTCACCTTGGTCGTCGAGCTGAGATACGCTGTATTTCATCCACAGAAGAAGTGGAAAAGCGCGTGCGATCGATCGATATGTGAGCATCGTCTCTTCGTAATATTTCTTCGCGTCCCGGTCTCGCGCCTTCAATATTTCGGTAGCCTTTTCAATGTGCCATGCGGCTTCTTCAACACAAAATTGTTTGTAATCTGTCATTTTTTAATAATACACCCAATTCTTTAATACATCACCGCGTTCCAAACAAAAGCGCAAATACAATCGAATATAAAAAAATCACCAAAAGCAAGTAAAGATCCAATAACATCGCCAAATTTAGAATTATCAATACACATTGGCACGCGCACAAAGTGTATATGACTTTCATTTTCTTATTCAAATGTATCTCCACGATCTCATTTATGATCCATACTGCGGATGTTAACATGATGTGACCCACGCGGACTACTATCACTGGATAGATTGGTTTCTCGATGAGAGTTTGAAAAATGAGGGCAAATTGAAGAAGGAACATGAGCCGCAAGCACACTAAGAACCATAACGGTTGAGATACGAATTCTTCGACCGGCTCGGGCTCGGGTGTGGGTGGCGCCGGTGGCGGCGCCTTTTCGATATCGACACCCAACACCACGGAATTATCTGGATTTCTCACGACTGAATACATCTTATCATGTGTTCGTCTGTCATCTTTATGTTGTTTTTGGTTCAAATACATATACTTTTTCAGGACGTTCGATTGGTTCGTCATAGCCAAGTGATATTAATAAATCATATATAGGATTACCTTCAAATTTTAATATTTCGATCATGATGACCGGCATATACTTTTTAATAGTTTCGAGTGATCCTTCTAGTACTTTTAACTCGTGTCCTTCTACATCAATTTTCATCACACTCGGGTGACCTTCGTATACATCGTCTAATTTTTTGCAAGATATAGAAAACGGTGTTCCACCGACTTCGTCTGATTTGTATAACGACGTCCCTCCATAATTTATATTCGTATTTGATCGACATCCTCTCTCCGGAATATATATAGTGCTCCCTGTATCTTCATTCGATAAAGCGATGGGATATACCGAAATCGCATGATTCAAAGAGTTCCCGCGCGCGTTCATTTCTACGATCTCATGAAATACCGGTTCAAACGCGTGTACTGGACCGTAATCCGAAAACATCAATGAGTTGTAACCTATATTGGCTCCGATATCCAGAATATCCGTTTCAGGTTTATAATATTTTTCGATATCTTCACGCATCCACCCATCCCATTCATACCCCGCTGATATGGTGGGTCCAATATACTCGTCATCGGCTATGACAGTGACGTTATAACGTCCATTAAACACTCGTTTTAATTTTATATCCATTATATTTACATGATAATTATTCTTTAATTAAAGAATCTCATTATATAAATATAATGAAGCCACCATTGACGAAAGCTGTAGAAAATTTTGTACTCTCGAGAAGGGAGTACAAATGTCACGCGTGTAAAAAAATATTAAAAAGTTTTGGTGATTTCAAGAAGTGTGTTTTATTAGGAAATTTAGTTTTTTGTTCGAAGAAATGCTTTGATCACTGTTGACCTTTCTTAGCATTACTAGCCCTTAAAGTCTGTAAAGTCCGACTCATCGTAGCCCTGCTGTTTGCTGCCTTAGCTCTCTTGACTACATTTTGTGGGTTCGCACCAGGTTTGTTTACCTCTTTCTTGAATTTGTTTTTATTTTTTAATCCTATTTTTTGTAACTTATTTATTTGTGATTTAGCGTTTCCCTTAGATACCATTTGTCCCATAGAGCTTAACCCCTGATTAACGACCGCCCTCGTATTTAACCGATTAGCCAACGACACGGCGGGTTTAGAATGATTACCGAATTTAAATTTCGCTTCGTTTGTCTTTGGCTGTTTCTTTGGTTGTAATTTTTTTATATAGGCTTCTATTTCTTTTAACCTGTTACCATTTGTGTTCGGATTCATGATTTCCTTCTTTAATCCACGTCTCTTGCCCCCGTAATTCAAAGGCCAATTTTGAACAACGAGTTTACCATTCACCTCCGTGTTTACCAATTTATATAATTTTTCCCTATACTTACTGTTTTTAATAACTCCCTGTGCTCCAATTTTATTATTTTGTAATTGTTTGAGTTTTAGGTTCTTACTACCACTTTCATTTCTGAGTCTCGCTATATTTTGATTTTGTTGAGTCAACCTTGTTTGGGCGCGCTGCTGATTGAGTGTTGCTGCGGCTTGTGTAGTTTGTAACTGACCCTGTGTAGTTTGTAACTGACCCTGTGTAGTTTGTAACTGACCCTGTGTATTTTGTAACCGACCCTGTGTAGCTTGTAAATTTGTTTGGAGTCCCGTTTTATTTTTTAGGAGGGTTTGTCTTTGACCCCGAACCCCTGCGAGCTTCGTGGATAGTGTTTTTGCTCTACCCCGTGCCTTTTGTTCGGCTTGTGCCAGTTTGCCAACTTGGTTTTGTTCAAATATAAGTGCTTCTTGAGTCGCTGTCAACGCCGTTTGCCCTTCTTTTATTTCTTTACCAAGTCTTTTTGTGTTATTTATTAATTTATTTTTGTAATTTGTTAATTTATTTATTTTTTTACCGCTCACCTTATTACCGATAGCTCTTTTCCATCTCGAGGTGGCTCTCTCAGACGCTCTCTCAGACGCCGCTTGTTTAAATAATTTCTGTGCCGCGGTCAAACTCTGTTTTAAATTCGCACTCTCCGCTTGAAGTGCCGCACTCTCCGCTTCAAGTGCCGCGGCCGCCTCTTTGTTGGTTTCGTGACGAGCGTTCGCGTTACGTACTTGTGTTAATGCTTTTTGTAGTTCGGCATTCTTTTGGGCGAGAGTAGTTGTAGCCGCCACCACCGCCGCGTTCTTTTTGGCGAGGGCCGCGGTCATTGTTTCTATGTTCCCGTTCTTTTGGGCAAGGGCCGCCACCCGCTCCGCGTTCTTTTGGGCAAGGGCCGCCGCCCGCTCCTCGTTCTTTTTGGCGAGGGCCGCCGCCCGCTCCTCGTTCTTTTGGGCGAGGGCCGCCGCCCGCTCCTCGTTCTTTTTGGCGAGGTTCTTGTTCTTTTGGGCAAGGTTCTCGTTCTTTTTGGTGAGGATTCCCCTTAATTCAGTAATTTTAGCTTCTCTTTCGTTACTTAACTTTTGGATTTCTTGTATAATACCTTTTTGAGCTTTCTGCTGTTTTTCCATGTTATTTCTTAACTTAGCCAGTGCCGCATTTTTTTCCGCATTGCTCAATTCTTTGCTTCGTTGTATCTTATTTCGCTCCTCCTGCATCTCATTTCTGATTTTATTCGCTCTCTTCGCTTGCTCTGTTAATTTTTTTTCTTTCTTTTCGAATTCCCCCCGTTTCTTATTGAGTTCAGCTTGCGCCGCTTGAGCCGCTGTGTTCGCCGCATTTCTAGCAGCGTTCGCAGTGGCTTTGTTCCTGAGCGCCACATTTTTAGCCTCGTTCGCCGCATTTCTAGCAGCGTTCGCCGCATTTTTGTTCGTGAGTGCCGTGTTGCGCTCAGTTCTAGCTTTACTTTCTTCTGATTCTAACAACTGTATTTTCGCGTTTTTTTTAGCTCGTTCTTCGGCAAGTCTTTTTTTTGCCTCCCCCAATTCTCTTATAACCCCATTTTGACTTTCTTTAATTTCGGACTTTTCCTTTTTGGCATTCTCTAAGTTCTGTCTAAGTTTTTCCTTTTCTGCCTCACTTAAACTTCCCGCCTCCGCCATATTTTTCTTTATTTGGTTTATTTCCGTGTTTTTTGCGGTGATTTTACTGTTTGCATTTAGTTTTTCTTGTTTGAGTTTATTTATGTTTTCTTTTTGTTTATTTAACAGTTTCTGCTTTCTCTCTGCGTTTCTCATGACATTCGCCAGATTCTGTGTTTCTTGAGCGAGTCTGTTTTCGAGCTGTTTACGTTCGTCTGGACTCGTGGATGCCTTGAGCTCCTTTTTAAGGTTTTTAATAGTCTGTTGTGCTCCCTCTTTTCTAGCTCGTAGCTTTTCGAGTTCTAAGTTCTTACTCCCACTTTCATTTTTAAGTCGAGCTATGTTTTGATTTTGTTTATTTAACAGTTTCTGCTTTCTCTCTGCGTTTCTCATGACATTCGCCAGATTCTGTGTTTCTTGAGCGAGTCTGTTTTCGAGCTGTTTACGTTCGTCTGGACTCGTGGATGCCTTGAGCTCCTTTTTAAGGTTTTTAATAGTCTGTTGTGCTCCCTCTTTTCTAGCTCGTAGCTTTTCGAGTTCTAAGTTCTTACTCCCACTTTCATTTTTAAGTCGAGCTATGTTTTGATTTTGTTTATTTAACAGTTTCTGCTTTCTCTCTGCGTTTCTCATGACATTCGCCAGATTCTGTGTTTCTTGAGCGAGTCTGTTTTCGAGCTGTTTACGTTCGGCTGGACTCGTGGATGCCGTGAGTTGATTTTTGAGGTTTTGTATCGCTCGTTCCCCAGCGTTCTTCTTGACCTTCAGATTATCCAATTGTCCACGCATTTCATTCATGGTTTCAGCATTTTTGAGTCGTTGTTGTTTGGCGTTTTCGAGATTTTGATTTTGTTTATTTAACAGTTTCTGCTTTCTCTCTGCGTTTTGCATGACATTCGCCAGATTCCGCGTTTCTTGAGTGAGTCTGTTTTCGGCTTTTTGTAATTTTTTTCTGAGGTCTGCCTTTTGCGCCATACTTAAACTTCCCGCCGCCGCCATATTTTTACGTAATTGGGCTACCTCGGTGTTCGCATTAGCTTTGTTTTTCTTTATTTGAATTATTTCCTTGTTCACGGCTATCTTTTCTTCTCTGAGTTGTTTGTATAAAGCTTTTCTTCTGTTTATTTCCTTCGTGTTATTCTGGTCCACGGTGTTAAGTGCTTTTATAGCATTTCTCGCGGTATCGAACGATTTACGATTATTAATCAAAAATTCCTTCGCGATCTCATTGACCTTACCCGTATTTTTTTTATTTTTTCCCAACTTTTTCAATGTATTATAATTACCAATTCTTTGTAAGCCTTTCTTATATTTAGTTGTATTTAGATTTATTAAGGCCGCCCGGATTATTTCGTTTAAATATCGTTGCGCGTTTGGGTCAAAATCGTAATGTTTATCGAGCGTACGATGTATGGCTATATTATCTACAATTTTCCGCCTTCGCGTATCATCGGACTCTTCATACATATTCACCTGTCTTTTAGCGCGCGCTTTAATATTAGGATTCTTTATGGAATCCACGATCTCGTCGAGCCTTTGCTTCGTTTCTTTGACGTTTTTCATGTCCAATAATTCTTGTTTTTGTAATTTATTGTATGCGTTTTCTATCTTATCCATGACCGCCTTCTTGGTTTCGACGTCTCTATTAAAATTACGAATGTAACCCTTCGTGTCATTTAAAAATTTTATTTTTGTTGTTTTTAAGTCCCGAGCCCGTTTTTCGCGTCGCGTTTGAAGTTCCTTCACATCTTTTATTTTTTGCTCGGCTTTGACGTTCCTTTTAGACGCGTTCGTCGTGTTCTTTTTTTCACCCAACGTGCGAATAGGAGTGGGTGCGTTACTTTCTCTCGAACGTCGACGAAGTGCGTAATTATTCAATCCGGATCCAGAGCCTATCATTCTCGGTTGGTTTCCGGGGGCATTGTTCCGACGCTCCGCGTTATTACGGCGCACACTGTTGTTCTGGCGCTCCGCGTTATTACGGCGCACACTGTTGTTCTGGCGCACATTGTTGTTGTTCTGGCGCACACTGTTGTTGTTCTGGCGCACATTGTTGTTGTTTCGCGCAGAATTGTTGTTTCGCGCGGAAGTCCTCGGTGTGTTTGGTATCCCATTCCCGTTGACGTTATTGACGTTCAAATCGTTTTGGTAGTTATTATTGTTAACAGATATCACACTACGAGGACTTTTTCTATTAGACGTAGTAGCCCTCGAGTGTAATCGCAATGGCTCGTGAACACCCGCCTTTTGTAACTTACTCTCGATTGCGTCGACCAATTCTGATTTAGTCATGTCCTTATACTTAGCTAACCCAACCTTTGCCGCTATGGAACGAAGTTCACTCAATTTAGAAGAACTACTAAATAAAATTTCAAATTGCCTGGCCGTGATGGGAGATTTCCGATCTAACATGTATTTTCCATCCTTCGTCAGAACCATAGGTGGTAATGGAAGTTTATCCGCCTGGATTGAAGCATATGCGTCGCATATTTGTTCACGGGTGAGGTTGAGTTCCGCGCCCGTGTTCTGTTTCACAAGTTTTTTCAGATTTCGGACGTTTATACTTGGATCACACGCGTCCATATTAATGTAAACCAACAATTTTTATTTCATGCCTAGTATCAACATCCTGACTTTATCATCGTATTCCATGTTGAAATCAAAAACATTCATGTCTTGTGTATCTATAGTCTTCACGGTTTGAAACGTTAACGGATATCTATATCTATTTTTCATCCCCGCGAGGATTAAAGTTTGTGCTAATATCAATTGATTATCTATATTTTCTATATAATTCGTATGAGACCTGATTTCCACACAATACACCTTATGTGGTGGTTTATCTAAAAATGGGGCTAACGGTAAACACTCTTCTGACCCACCATCGATGTATGTTAAACCATTGTAGTTTTCGGACGAAAAAATGTAAGGTAAGGCTATGCTCATACACACAGCATCCAAAACGCGCATATCGGGATTAGAATCTACTGAAAAGTAAACCGTTTTCGATGTGTTCACACAAAACGCAGAAATGTGTATTTTCTTTTTTAATTCACTAAAAGTTGGGTCACATCCACATATTTCAACGAGTTTGTTCCTGAGAACCTTTGAATCTACGAGACCAAATTTTTCTAAAAAACATTTCAAATCAACTTTGACTAATTCTGAAATGTCTAACCTAAGAGATATGTCTATAATTGATGTTATAGACA